ACAAGTACCCAAATTCATTAGAAGATTGTAAGGAGTAATTATGAAAGAAGAATTCAAAAATACCGCAAAAGGTAAAGGTGTCAGAACCGCATATCAAGTGCTTGTAGCATGGCTACCAGTATTACTTGGTGTTTTAACACTTCCAGAAGTAAAAGACTTTGTAGAGGGCAATACTGTAGGCACAGGTGCAATCGTAGCTGTGATTGCTGGTGTAGTTGCTTATTTGCAGAACCGCCAAGGCAAGTAGTTTATAAAGCACATTAACAATCTAGTCTGTAATTCCCAGCCAAGTTTAGAAAGGTCAAGTCATGTTAAAAAACAGCACGGTAGAAAATGTTAAGTCAATCGTACATATCGTAGATGAGAAAGAGTGGAGCCGCCTAGAAGGTAAGTTACTTACTTTGATAGACGCAACAATGCCAGCAAACCAACAGAATGCAGCAATTAAAAGTGTCGCAAGAGAAACGTTGTGGGATTTCTTTAATAGCCTTGCATTCTACGACCAACAGAATGTCGCAAAAGTAATAGTTTAATTAACCTCTTGGCTGGGGTTTACAGGCTAGATTACCAAGGAGCAATCATGGAACAACAGGTCTTTCCTGAAATCAAGATAGTAGACATCAAAGCACTAAGAGAACGTGCAGGAGCGTTTCTAAGCGGTGTTTGGAATGCTGGTAGACATGTAGAGCTATGTTTGTCAGAACACCCGCACAAAGACGTTGCAGAGCCTTCTAATCAACCCGAATTACCACTAGGTTATATAGACAGGTCAAGGGTTTGAAATGGAACGCCCCTACTTAGACGTAGAGTTAAGTAGTATAATAAGGGCAAGAGGTCAAAAATGACCTCCCTATCACCGTCTAAAGCAACTAAGGAGGTCACTTTGACTATATCACAAAAAGAATGTTCAGTTGATGGGTGTAACTCTAATCAAGTAGCTAGATCATGGTGTAACAGTCACTATCGACGATCTCAACGAAACGGCTGGGTTGTACCAGAATATCACCCCAGGTCACCAAGACCAGCCATATATGATAACGGTGTTGCCAAAATACCACTAGGACTTAATGCAAGAGACGGCTACGCAACAGTTGATATGGAATTTGCACACCTTGCCGACGACTACTTGTGGCACAAGAGCCGTACTGGCTATGTCGTTACAAAACCTGCAAGTAGCAGTATCAGAATGCATAGGTTAATAATGGACGTTAGTGACCAAGCGATTCATGTAGATCACATTAACGGTGACCCACTAGACAACAGGAAAGAGAACCTTAGAACAGCAACACACCAACAGAACTGCTTTAACAGTCGTCCTAAAACTTCTGTGGTTAGTATATATAAGGGCGTTAGTAAAAACGGCAAGCGGTGGGCTGCGACGATAATGCCAAACAGGGAAAGTATACACCTCGGCACATTTGATACAGAGGTTGAAGCGGCAAGAGCATATAATAAAGCGGCAATCGAACATTTTGGTGAGTTTGCTTGGCTAAATACAATAGGCGATATTCAATCATGAGTGGCGAGAGACCGTTTGTCGACGTCGACGGTAATCGACACCCAGCGAGTGCCGTAGACGTTCACCATGTCTTTGCGAGGCAATACGCTCGTAACGGTAACGACAGACAATTCATCAATTTAGAGGGGCTTAAAGTCCCTCTTTTTCGTGTCTGGCATAATCTAGGTGCAAACGCCCTGCATAACAACGTGGCTAACCTCAGAATACCCAGTAGAGAGTTGCAACACGTTATCCGAGGCAACTTGCAAGAGTCTGTAGGCGAGAATGTCTACGACAGATATTTGGATATGGTTCAAGTAGTGGCTAATGTAGCAGACTATTCACTGAATGGTGCTATGCGTAAAGAAGCTGGTAGGGTATCTAGGAATCTTCGTGAACAGAGTTTTTATATATTAAACGGGCAAGTTAGAGATCTATCGGAGGCTAGTCGTGATATTACGGATTAACGGTGAACCAACAGAGTTTGAAGCCTATTCATTTGGTTATGATAACGATCTGCTAGACGGTGTACTACTAGATATGCCTGAGACTTACGTCTACTTATCAGATCATGTTGAAGATGCTAGAGAAATGCAAGCGTTACTACCAGATGATATGCAACACTTTGATCTAACAGGCTGTGATCCAGATTTTGAGCAAGTACCTCACAAATGGGTGCTTGAATCTGTCGGGCGTATGATTGTGCGGACTGCTGAACGGGTCTGTATTGAGGCGTGTGGTGAATGAATACCCCTACTGGCTACCGAATAACCGTTTTGTACAGTATCAGGCGCTCAGAGGGCAAGAAGCTGATCTTAGAAAACGTGCTGAAGCTATGTTGGAGTCGGCGGATAAGTTGGGGGAGTTGGCTATGGGTATATTAGATGAGTTCCCCTTGCCAGAAAGCCAGTAAACTACAAAAACGAAAAGTGCTATAATAACCCTAGACAAACAAGGAAAACAAAGATGGCAGCTGCAAATACATACAAAGAGCAACAGGACAGGGTACTAGATCTGATAAGCAAATCAGATTCTACTACTAGAAACCGTGTTAAAAACTGGATAAACATGGGTTACTACGATTTCGTGCTAAGAGAGTTGTGGCCATTCCGTGAAAAGACTGGAACGATCTCACTCGTACAGGGTACGCAGGAATACGATCTAGTTACTAACTTCGCAGACATAGACCTACAAAACATTATCAGTGTCAGTATACAGGGTGCCAGTTCTGGCAAACTTATCTACTGGCCATTCAATCAACTGCGAGCAGATCAACCAGATTTCGACTCAGAGGGTCAAGCAATACCTACTCGTTACTACCTAAAAGGTGGCAAAATAGGCTTCTGGCCAGTACCTAACGGTACAGACAGCGTGGCCGTTGATTATTATCTCGTACCAACAGAGCTAAGTGCAGATGCAGACGAACCAGTAATACCTGTCGGTTATCGGGAATCGCTTGTGCAGTATGCCCTATCTAAAGAACATGACTTTAACAGTGACCCAGACCTTGCTATCAAGGCTTCTAACGAATACGAACAGTTTATTGTTAAGGCTCGTATGAACCTACTCACTCAACCCACAGACAGCGGATCGTTCCGCATAATGGGGCCAGCTGACTACTATAACTGGACGGATATTTAGGAGGCCTAATGCCTGTATCATTCCAACAGAAAATGAACTTCAGTAACAGGAAGGAAGAAAGCGTTGCTGAGTATAGCTTCGTAGGTGGTCTTATTACTGATGCCCACGAATCTAAGCTACAACCTAACCAGACACCGAACGTGAGTAACGTTATATATAACCAGACAGGCTCTATAAAGACTAGAAACGGCTATACACTCTATAACGCTGACGTTGTTGGTACTGCTTCAGATCAAGCCAATACAGGGGCTTCTACAGGCTCCTCAAACGTAACAACCACCGCAACCTTTGTTGCACAGACATTTGTACCGTCTGGTGCTATAAACGCTACACAGGTCAACCTATACCTTGCTATGGTCAACTCTGGTGAAGAACAGTATGTACGCTGTGAGCTATGGTCAACAACCGCTGGTGTACCGACTACCCTGCTAACTAACGGCCAAGGCCCAATACTGTTAATTTCTGGTACATCTGAGACAGCTTATAAGTTCATATTCAAGCACCCCGTGGCTCTCAGTGCTGCGACAACCTATGCCATTGTAGTAAAGCCATTTGTTAGAGGCTCTACACAGACAGTTAACGACGTAGAGGTACATTACACTGGTACAGCCTATGCTAACGGTAACTTATACACCTCAAGCGATACAGGTGAGAACTGGACATCAGACACGAATAAGGACATGAAGTTTGTTGTCTACAGTGGTGGCGACGTAGCTAACACAGGTCTTATCCGCTATTACAAGCCAAGTAGCACAGCACAGTTACTAGCTAAGTTTGGATCAACTATCTATAGAGGCACAGACAATACTGGTGCTATGACCGCTATTACACTACCTACAGGCGTAGCATTTAACAGTGCCAACCAACTAGATTACATATCAGTTAACGATACCCTACTGGTGATCGACAGCGACAGCCAGATCAAGAAGTACCGTGGTTCAACTAATGCCAACTACTCTACTGGTACAATCTCTGTAACCGTTGATTCTGCTACCGTTACTGGATCGGGTACATCTTGGAATACCTCTACTAATGCTGAAGTTGGTGAATACATCCAGCTACCAGACAGTAAGTGGTATCGTATTACTGCTATAGGTGGTGCAACCAGTCTAACAGTCGAAACCGCTTACAAGGGCTCTACGGCCTCAGGACAGACCTATGCTATCTCTCCATGGGGTGAAGTTATGGGCAAACTAAGTACTACTGGCGGTGTAACCGTACCAACACCACAAGCTATCGCTGCTTTTCAGAACCGTGTCTGGACACTGACTAATAACCAGATTAACTTCTCAGTACTAGATACCTCAGTTACTGAGGATCACTTCAATGACTTTGATACTACTAACAACTCAGGTGTCATAAACGTACCAGCTGGTAAGGGCGATACGGGTACGGGTCTATACGCTCTAGGTAACGCACTCTTTGTCTTCCAACGAAGGGCTATCTGGGCAATCTATGGTAACTCACCAGCTAACTTCGAGCTTCGTAACATCACCAATGAGATCGGTATGATTAACAACCGAACGCTAGTTGAATGGGATGATGTACTGATCTTCCAATCAGACAGAGGCATCTATATGTTTGACGGTACAAACCTCAAGAATATATCAGATAAGGCTGTTAACACTACTATCAGCTCCTGGGCAAGCACAACAAGCCCTGCAGCCACGCTATGGGAGAACAAGTACCTTATTAGCTACACACCTGGTGGTGATGCTCATAACGCCGAAGCACTGTTTTACGACCTGACGGGGGGTGTATGGGGACACATGGATCACCTACACATGAACAGCTTTTCTAACTGGATCGGTGGTGATGACCACGGTGAAATCTATTTCGGCTCTTCTGCTACTGGCAATATATACCTATGGGACACTGGCGGTAATGATGCTGGCTATGAGATTGATACACTCTATGATACTCCTTCACTAAGCTTTGACTCAGGTATTAACGATAAGGCTATTAAGAAGTTCTACATACAGCAACTAGCTCTTGGTGACTGGGACATGACCGTTACCCAGCTACAGAACATATCTGAGAATACAACCACAGGATCAGACATTAACCTCAGCCCTGGTAGTTCATCGCTATGGGATGTAGCTCAGTGGGATGTTGATTCGTGGAGTAGCGATGGTGCCCTTATTACTAGCCGAGTAGCCGAGTTCCAAGGAATAGGCAAATACTTTAAGTTTAGAATTGAGCAGTCTGGTTATGATGAGGGTATAGAAGTCTTAGCAATTCAGGCTACAGCGAGAATGAGGAGATTGACGTAAATGCCAATACTCCCAGAGATCCGTACTAGTGGTATAAACGCTGGTGATACAGATGCTCAGATTCAGAGCCTTGCTAAGCAGATGAACGAATGGGGCAGGAGTATATCGAACGAAAAGCGAACAGATGTCTATAAGGATAACGCAGGGACAAACCGCATCATCATAGGGGTACTGCCAGATGGTGACACTGGTATTGTTATGACGAGAGAAGATGTGGACGTATTAAGTGTCTTTGACTAACCAACAGAATATAGCCTTCAGCACCTCGTATCAGACCGATAAGATTGTCGGGGTATATTCTGGTAGCTTCGATACCAACACCGCACCACAGCTAGGCGGATATATAGCCTACACCACCGTTGCTCACGGCCTAACCAGACCAGTCTTTACCAAGCTACAGACATCATCTGATGGCACGAACTGGCAAGATGGTAACTCAGCTAACCAATACGCTATATCTTACTCTACGACTACGCATATATACGTTCTGAGTGCTGCGAGTGTCGGTACCATTTACTATAGGGTTGTAGCCTTCTGGATCGATGACTACGACACGACTAACCCATTAGTACCACCAACCGTCGGCAGTACATCTAACATCACCTTTGACAGCCGACTCAATTACCAGAAGGTAGCTTTCCAGGGTGTGCTTACCATACCAGCAGCTACACTAGCAGTAACCAACACTATCACCCATAATCTAGGTTACAAGCCGACAGTTAGGGTCTACAACGAAATGAAAACTGGCGAGGTGTGGCTGGCTAACTATGGTGGTGGAATCAGCAACTATTGGGTGTATGATTTAGCTATGGTGGAAGCAGATGTTAGCGTTACCGATACAACTTTAGTAATTGACTCGTATGGTGGCATTACTAGCCCAGCGACAAGAGTTTGGTACGTGGTGTACTACGATGGGTAGCATAAGACTAGACGACGTAATACTTTCTTCATTCCATGAGGCTTTTAAGAATAGGGAAAAGAAAACCGCATCAGTGGTACTGTCTGGTACCGTGCCAGCTTTCGATGCTCTACAGTTCACCACAGATATAGCCATTACAAGAGATCAAGCTGTCTTTGAGGTCTATTACCAGCGAAGTGGTGCCTACTCTCGCAGGATAGCTAACAACAGTATCATACTCAGAGATCTTACATGGGCGAGTGGTAATGCAAACATATCTGTCTATAACCCTTCGGCCAACGTACTTCGTATTGAGATATTTGTTTCTAACAATACTGGTGCCCCTGCTGCACTGTCTAGCCAGACCTATGACTTTACTATTTACGTCTTTGATACACCATTTAGTACTTGACATATAACCATAGCTATGATAAGCTCATCAATATGAAGAGGAAAATAATCGGAACAGCAATAGTACTAACATTGATAACGGGAGGTAGCCTAATGGCTGTTAACCAACCTAGTGAGGAAACTCGCCAGATACCAGTAACGATTGAATCTAAGGTTACACCATGGCCAGCAAAGCCAGCTACCGAGACACCAGTAGCAGAACAGCCACCAACACCGCCTGTGACCCCACCAGAGCCCGTAGAAGCCCCGCAAGTACCACCAGCAGACACAAAGTGCGTTGGAGATAAAAATACTGCTTTAGCACCCCTACAAGCTCAATTAAATGAGTATGATGGTCTTATTGCAAAACGTACTGTTGAACTCACAGAACTATACAACGCTCGTAAGTCGGTTGGTGCTATACCAGAATGGGTTACACTAGAGTATTGGCTAGAAGATTACCTAAGTCGTACACTTCGACCTGCAAAAGATAGAATACAGGTACAGTACAACACTCTCGCCTCTCAGTACGACTGCTAGACCGTATATTTACTTTTGTCAATACACTAGGCTATAATCAAGCGTAGTTACTTTTAAAAGGAAAAACAAATAAAATGGCAACAAAACACCATAATGCTACACACGGTATGAGCAAGACGAATATATATTCGGTATGGAATACTATGCGAGGGCGTTGCAATAACAAGTCTCAGCACAGCTACTACCTGTATGGCGGACGTGGTATCCAAGTTTGCGATAGGTGGCGTTCGTTTGATAACTTCTTTGCTGATATGGGCGAAAGCTATGTCGAGGGTCTACAGTTAGACAGAATAGATACGGACAAAAACTACACTCTAGAAAACTGTCGATGGGCTACGGCCAGAGAGAACCAGAATAACAAGCGGAACAACAGGCACTTCACTATTAACGGTGTTTCTAAAACTCTGTCACAGTGGATAGATGAAGCTGTGGTTAAAAGCAGTACTGTTAGACAAAGGTTTTACGTCATGGGTTGGAGCGTCGAAGATGCTTTATTTGTACCTAAAGGCAGTAGGAGGATAGCGTCATAGCACAGCGATTTATTGATGAGGCAACAGCACAAGTAGCACCGATCTACCAGCAACAGGAACAGGCTCTGAAATCTCAGATCCCTGCTATCCAACAGCTCTACCAGACATTATTCCAGGGTCTTGAAGGCCAACGTGCTACCGAAACACAGAATATACTTGAATCAGCAGGAGCACGTGGTGTGCTTCGTTCTAGCATGCCAGTAGACCTACAAACACAGCTTGGTATTGCACTACTTGGTGAACGCTCTAAACTCGGTGCTCAACAGGCACAGGAGATTGCTGGCGTTAATATGAAAATTGGTGATCTCGGTATTCAAAGAACAGGTGCTATTAACCAGTTAGCAGATACTCTATACAACCGTGATCTCACTGAACGTAAGTTCCAGATGGATCAGGAAAAAGCTAGGCAAGACATGGCTCTGGCTCAAGCAAGTGCTAGAGGCGGTGGTGGTGGATCGGCTGGGTCAGACAACCCAGTAGCACCATTCCTATCTGGTTTTCAATCTTGGATAGGTCAGAGAAAACAACAACTAGGTGGCAAGATACCTAGCCGACAAGAGCAAGACAATTACGTCAACAGTCTATTTAACCAGTATGGGATCAAAGATAAGGGAGCTAGACAAATAGTGTGGCAATCTATCAACCAACAGTTTGGTCGTGCAGCTGATCCAACAAAGGATTGGACATATGAAAGGTAATCAATGGCAAGCCTAGAATCGCAACTAAAGGCTTACGCTGGCGGAACTGGCAACTTCAAATCTAGTAAAGGCAATCTTAACTGGAAGCTAACAGAGTTGGCTCAAAAGGCTGGCTATACTCAAGACTACTTCGATCAGTTAGAGTCTGAACGTAAATCTAAAGCCGTCAGTAAGAGCCAAGATACTGGCAAACAGCGTAGCAATATATCAAAAGCCTTTGATAACGTAAAAAAGAACATATCATCAGCCCTAGACTTCGGTGGTGCAGTAGAATCAGTTATCCAAGATGTTACTGGCGGTACTGCTCGCAGAGAGAAACTATTAGAAGACCAACAAAAGCTTATAAGCCTACGCAAGAAGGAAATCGAGCGAAGTGGTGTTCTATCTCCCGAAACTAAGAAGAAACTGATCGGTGAGCTAACAGCACAACAAAGAGGTAGCTTTGCTAAGGCTACTGCCGAACGTTCTAACCAACTGGGGGAACTTAACAGGACACTAGAAAACCCAGTTATACGTGGTGGTGCAGCCTTCGGAGCTGGTGTAAAACGTAGTGGGGAAGGTGTAGCACAGGGTGTCGGTGGCATATATGATCTTGCAACACCTGGTAAGGGACAAAGTAGACTTACACAAGCAGCCACTAGGAGTGCAGAAGGTTCTGATAAGTTTGTACAGGATAATCAACTTAGTGATGTTGCTTACAAGGGTGGACAGCTCACAGGAGAGGCGTTACAGCTTCTTACTGGTACAAAGGCTATTAAAGCTATGGCATCACTTCCTGGTGCCTCTAAACTTGTTGCAGTAGCAGGTAAAGCAGATGAACTCGAAAACTTACTAAGGACTGTTAATAAAGGCGGTAAAGCTGGGGACGCTGCAATCACAGCTGCACGTTACTTGCTAGACCCAGCACGGGTGGCAAACATACTCCAGAACACCGCAGTAGATCAGGGGCAACTCGCAGCAAGGGGACAAGATATAAATGCAAAGACAGTCGCTACAAGTGTGGGTACAAATTACGCTCTAGGTGGTGTGTTGGACGCTGCTAGTGCTGGACTTACAAGACGAGCTACTAATAAAGCCAACATAGCCCAAGATGCAGCTACACTTGCTGATAACGCACGAATAAACGATGAGATGGCAGGAGCTGGTGATCTAGCTTCAGAACTACCAACCCCAGGTCAACGACAACTCGGTGCAGGTTCACCACAACCAGTACAGACCGCAGGGGCTTCTGGTGGTGTCATGCAGACTAACGTACCAGCTACGTCCGACCTAAAACGATTAGAAGTTGTGCAGAAAAAGATAGCCAGTGCTCAAAAAAGAGGCGGTTTAGGTGCTGATGAAGCGAGAGCACTTATGCAAGAACGTACTATGCTCATAGAACGTATACAAAACCCAACTGTGGCACAGGGTGCCCCAACACCAACTACAGGTAGTACATCATCAGCCACCGCAGTAGATCAACCAACGCTTACACAGGATATTCCAACTGGGAGTAGAACTGGTGCTACAGCTACTAGCCAGCCTGGTGACATGAAAACTACTGGTAGTGCGTTAGCTACAGAGCGAAGAGCTATAGAAGATAGTATTGTAAAAGAGCTCCCAGACAAGGCTCAATATAAGTCAGGTAGTTACACTCAAGAAACTGATAAAGCTATTGAACTTGTCCAGAACAACAGAGCTAGAGCAGAGGCAATAGCATTTGGTGGAGAACCTGGTGACAACGTTATACACGAAGTAGCGGTCAGAAAGGCACTAGAAGCACAAGCTCGCAAGAATAAAGACGCTAACACACTCCAACGTATTGCCCAGTCTCAGAGCAACGTAAAGACCTCAGAGGCTGCACAGAGGCTTGGAGCTGAAGGGTACAACAAAGACCCTGAAAGCCCTGTAGAGGCTATGAAAGACGTACTCAAGGCTCGTAAGGACACTAAGCTTAAAGGTATACCTAAAGACCTATCAGCAGATGAATCAGCTAAGATCACAGACTTAGCAGATAAGGTATCTACAGCCAAAGCAGAGTTAGAAAACGGTGGAGATAGATTTGCCTACGGTGAAGCACTAGGTAAACTCAGACGCTACAAGAATGAACTTATAGATGGGACCAAGACCCGTAGAGATAAACTAATGCCAAAAGGTGTAATCAACGCTACCTTTGGTACAGCTAAGTCTGTTAAAGCATCGCTGGATAACAGCTTCTTTGGTAGGCAGGGGCTTAAAGTACTTACAACTCACCCAACGGTCTGGGGCAAGGCGTTTATGAAATCATGGGGCGACATAGGTAAAGGTCTTAAAGGTATTGATGCCCTAGATGCTCTTGATGCTGACACGCTATCAAGGGTTAACAACATCAACGGGCGTTATGGAAAGATGAAACTAGACGTACATAGTACAGAAGAAGCTTTCCCATCAGCATTACCAGAGAAAGTACCTGGACTCGGTAGACTATTCAAAGCTTCTGAGTATGCCTACGTAGGTGCAGCACACCGTATGCGAGCTGATCTAGCCGATCAGTTATTAGAAAAAGCCCAAAAAGCAGGTGTAGATATAGACGATGCAGAGCAACTAGAAAAAATCGGCAAGCTAATAAACTCAATGACAGGGCGTGGTCATCTTGGCAAAGCCGAAGGTGGTGCAGATGTGCTTAACAACCTGTTCTTCTCACCTCGTAACTGGAAATCTAACATAGACACCATAACAGCCCACCAGTTCCAAAAGGGGACTAATGTATTTAACAGAGATAAGTCGGCTAAGTTTGTTAGAAAAGAAGCAGCCCAGAACTTAGTAAAGATGATAGCTGTGGTAGGTGCGACTATGGCAGCAGCTGAGAACTTTAAACCAGGTAGCGTAGAGAAAGACCCTCGTAGCTCAGACTTTGGCAAGATAAAGATTGGTAATACTAGGTTTGATGTTTCAGGCGGTATGGCGAGTATAGCTACAGTGGCAACAAGACTTGCAACCAGAGAAACGAAAAGCTCAACTACAGGTCAGGTTACAAAGTTAAATGGTGATGAGTTCGGAGCACGTTCAACGTGGGACGTACTTATGGACTACGCAGAAGGTAAAATGTCACCAGGTGCAGGGGCTATTAAACAAGTACTAACTGGCAAGAACTTCATCGGGGAGAAAGTAACACCTGGCAGTTTTGCTAAAGACCTATTCATGCCACTACCTGTATCTAACTACGAAGAGCTAAAGAATGATCCGAAGAGTGCTAACACCTTAATAGCCATGATCTCTGATGGTCTAGGTGTGGGTACTAACACCTACTCAGCACAGAAAGACTGGAATAAGAGTGATACCAAGAGAATCAGTGGCTTCAAGGAAACTGTTGAGGCAAAGAAGTTTAGTGAAGCTAACAACGCCTTTAACGAGGCTTACTCTCAATGGGTAGACAAAGTGACTACTAACGAGGAGTTTAAGAAATTACCGCCACAGACTCAAAAGACCCTACTTTCACAGAAAAGCCAAGACTTAACCGATCAGGTGCTCAAAGACTACGGCTATGAGTATAAGGCTAAGAAGAAATCAGGAGAGGAAACCAGAACCATTAAACAGTTGAAACAACTGTGATAAAATGATAACAGTAGAAAAAAAAGGAACATAAAAAATTTCTATCGTAAACAAACCAAACACATTTAGCGGTAACACCACGATCTCAAGTTCAGAGGTCAACTCTAACTTCGATACTTTATATAATGAATTCAACGGTAGCATTAGTGCTGCTAACCTAGCTGATGATGCAGTAACAAGTGCGAAACTAGCTGATAACGCTGTAGTAACGGCAAGCATAGCAGATGCTAGTGTGACACCGCCAAAGTGGACTAATCCTTATAAATTTAGTGTATACAGAAATGCAGCGTGGACTACTGGCAACAACGTACTTACGAAGGTTGTTTTTGATACAGAAATTTTCGACACAAACAACAACTTTGCAAGCGGAACGTACACCGCGCCAGTTGCGGGATTTTATCTTTTCTCTGCCGCAATCGGCGAGGGTAGTACAACGTCATCGGGGATTCCTATTGTGTCTCTATACAAAAACGGCGCAGAACACAAGCGCGGCCAGGAACAACCAGCAGGAGAAACTGGAAATACTACAAACGTTCTCACAGCGCTGGTGCAGTGTGCTGCGAACGACACCATTGAAATATATTTTAGAGGAAATAATTCCACTGGTGTGGCCACTGCACTCGGCACATGGTTCACTGGCTTCTTGGTAAGTCAGACATAGGAACTATATGGCAAGTCCCACAAACAAGAGAACATAACATGACACAGATAGAACTTACCAGAAACCATCTCAGCGCTTGCAGACTACTACGGCAGCCTTAGAAACGGTCTAGCGACTAGAATAGGTAAGTTTGAAGGCGACTTTTACAGGAGACAATAAAAAGAAGCCTCTTGGCTATTGAGGCTCCTTAGACTACGGGGAACGGTATTATTATACCCTAGTACCAATTATGGGTTCTATGCCATTCTCTCGCCGACGACCATGTCGTGTATCTGTTGGCAACATAGGCTTTCATCCAAACAAGTTCTCGTACTGGTTCGGGTGTTGGTAAGTACCATTTACCGTTACGCTCAACTTTGTTGGCCATAATCCACTCTTTTGTGGCGTATGGGTAAACTTTTGTACAAGGTAAAGACTGTGGAATACCACAAGCTAGGCTTGATTTGTTTAGTCTACCAGGCTCACAACCCGATTCTTTACCAATTAACCAGACTGCATCAGGGTCACTAATACCAGCTTGTGCCAACCAGTCCCCACATGTGCCTGTGACACTCGTAGGAGCCACTGGTGCAGGTTTTGGTGGTGCAACTGGTACTTTTGCCACTTCTTGCTTCTGAGCATATACAGGGGCTTGTAGAGGCTGTATTATTGATTGTTTCTTAACGTTCTGTGGGTGTTCGTTTACT